TCATGTCAGTGTCCTTTTGATTATTGGTTTAGTTCTAGTGCTGCTTCTCTGTCGAGTTCAGTATTCAGTTCATCTTCATATTGAGCGATGTCATCTTGCTCAATGTCTTGATCATCATTCTCAGCTTCGAGTAGTCTTCTCTTTGCTTGAAGTAGTTCGATTCTCATTGTGATTGATAGTGTCTGTATATCCATGTCAGTGGTCCTTATAGGAAGTCTTTAGCAGTAAATTGATTCTTGCCAGTTAGTTGATTAGCAAAGTTGGCTAGATTCTCAGCTAGCTCAAGACTTACGTTCTGTCTGTTGTGTAGAATACGAGATAAAGTAGATTTATTTATGCCTGCTTTCTCAGCTAGCAATCTTATCTTGATTGATTCCTTGAGTCTTTTTCTTGCTGTTGATTTCATGTTTCTCTCCTTGTTGAACATGTTGAATACTTAACACTATTTCAAATTAACGTCAAAAAAAGTTGATGTCAACAAAAAGTGATGTCAATTTATAAAAAACTATGTTAGACAGTATTCAACCCTATATATAAGGAGACTGACATGGAGACAAAGAAGAATGGACTTGCTCTAAAAGATGAGCTTAGTATTCAGGTAATGAAAAGACGTGACATCACACCATCAACAAAGCTCATTTTAATTGGTATACTCTCAAGAGTTGACTGGACTACTTGGGAAAGCTCAAAAGGCTTTAAGAACGTATCTCAGAGAGATCTTGCTGACATTTGTGGAACAACTTATGTGACAGTAAACAGAGCTATTGAAAAGCTTGAAAAGCTAAAACTGATTGAGCGTGATGTATTCAAAGCGACAAAGCGGACAGCACCACCGACCAAAGTAAACATCGAGTTTATTCAAAGCTACAAGGCTACAAAGATCAAACGCTATAAAAGCAAGACTAAAGTAAAGCCAAGCTTCAAAGCTGAAGAAATCAAAAGTATATCACAGGGTGATAACAAAAACACATCACAGGGTGATAACAAAAGTATATCACTCAGTGATAACAAAAGTATATCACTATCAATAGAGAACAATAATACTTCAATATATTCTCAATATATAAACCCATCACTTGGCCAAGAGTGTATTGAGAAATCTGCTTATAATGGAAACGAAAATCCATGGGGAGTTCGTGACGAAGAGCTCTGGGGAGATCATTTACATAATGATCTTTTAAATGTTATTCCTCAAAACACTGACATGAACGACAAGGACAAATCATGAAAAGCCTAGCGAGCGAAGTGGAAAAGATCACTCGACACTTAGAAGAGTTCAAACGATTAAGAGCAAACAGGCCAAAGGCTGAAAAACCAAAAGTTACCTATCAAGACTTTCGTCATCTAAACCATGACAATCTTGAAGATCACGAGATGATCCATCAATCAGCAGCTTACTTCAAAACTAAACAGATTCCATATTGTGGAAGATGTGGCGAGGGCTTCATCTACTCAGTTTGTGAACTTGGCAACCGGACCGCAACAATCTGTAAATACTGCGAGCGACCGAGAAGAAGACTTAAGAAGCTCAATAATCTCCAACTCCCTTATGATGCGATTGGGATGCACCTTGGTCGATACGAGTTTGATTCTCAAGAGCAGTTTGACAAAGTTAAAACCTTGGTGACTTGGCTAAATACTCCAAAAGATCAACGTGATGATGTATCACCAAGCCTTTATCTTTGGGGAGCGCCTGGTAACGGCAAGACAAGTCTTCTTTATGCTTTGGCGAAACAAGCTGTCTTCTCTGATCATCGAGTTATGTTTACAACTCACACTCAATTGATCGACTTGATCAAAAGAACATTCAAAGGCAAAGATGACAATCCCCTTGATCAATGGCTTGCTAAAACTGATCTTCTGCTCTTTGATGAGTTTGGCGGAATCGGTGGTGGCGCAAATATGACTGACTGGTTTAAGAGCACAACCATAGACATCATACAGAGAATATATGAACGATGGGCAGCAGGTAAGCTCAGCATTGTCATGACTACAAATCTGACTCCAGATGAGCTATTCAATCGAGCATTGAATCGAAACAAAGCCGGAGCATCAAGACTTCAAGCAATCTTTAAGAAACCAATTTACATGCAAGGAAGAGACAGGCGAGGCGACAATGGAGACTTGTCAGCGTGGGGAGTGAAATAACTCTTGAAAGCATCCTGAGTTTGTTTTAAGTTCTGCCTCGCTTATCTATTCTCAATTTATAAATTATCTTAAAACAAAGTGTGTTAAACACGATTTGGCTTTGGTTGTTTGTAAGTCTCTTTTTGGTACAAGATCTCATGAATAGATAAGCTTTTTTTTATTTATTTCGTTTCGTTTCGTGTTAACAAAGCGTTAACTTATAAACGGAGTAAGTCATGAGCAAAGAACATCATCTTAAAATGATCGGTATTAGAGTATCTTCAGAAGTGAAAGCTGAGTTGTCGGCTATTGCACAGACTGAACAAAAGCAACTTTCAAAGGTTGCTCGTATACTTTTGGAGATCGGAATTGATGAGTATCGAAAAGCTAAAACGAGAGCTGGATCAAGCTCAAATCTACTTCAACTTTTGGACAGAAAATAGACATCTACCAACGGCAGCTCAAAGCGCTGATTACTTTGCCGGTAGATTAGCCAAACTCAAGAAAGAGATAAGCGATGGCGAGAAGCGTAAACACAATAATGATTCAGGGCGATGTAGTCGAAGCGCCAAAGATCGAACAAAATAAATACACTCAGTATTTAAAGCTTAAGGTGAGAACTATTGATGCTTATGTTGATAAGAATCAGCAAGCGAAACAAGACATCGAAATACATGAAGTTCGAGTATTCGGTCAACTAGGCCGGATGCTTTCAGAGACTACTCACCAAGGCGACACAATACTCGTTGAGGGAGCGCTCAAGAGCTTTGATAAACAATTCTATATCAACGTGAAATCAATCAAGCCTCAAATGAAAGCTGATGGTTCAATGCCAGGAAATGATGTTGATAGACGGATGCCACAAAGAAAGATTTAAGAGGGAATCACTGACATGAATCAAATGAATATAAATAAATCGAATGGCTTAAAGTTTGAAGCACGTTTCTTGGAAGAACTTCAATCAAGATTTAAAACAGTCAAGACAAGTCACTCAACAGATTACATGTATATATGTGATATAGTGCATGAAGATTGTCTAATTGAACTAAAAAGCAATCGAGACGCTTATAAAGAAACAACACAACAAACTTTTCAAAAAATATGCAAAGTTGGATTAAAAAGCTTTAAAGCGACAGGAATAAAGAAAGGTTTGTTTTTTCAAACTATTGAACTTTTAAAGTACGATAAATCTATGACAATTGTTGGCAATTATCAGATAGAACCAAACAAGCTTCATAATCTTTTTATAAAGAATCCTGATCAAGCTTGGTTTAATTACCATGAATATAAAATACATACTCACTGGAGTCATGGTTCAAGTTATACTCGGATCCCGGCCGTTGAGTTTTGGAGATTAGCTGATAAAAGTAGTAGTCTTGTGCATCTTAAGAAAGAAGTGGAAGGATATGCTCTAGATCATGGCGGATATAACAATGACCTTGATGTTTCAAATCACTATTCAGGTGATGAACATGACTCTGCATTTTACTATTTAGAAATTAGTAAGGGTTTCCAAGATCCAATAATTGAAAACTTGTTGCCAAAGGGGGGATCTGATCAGTGGGGATTAAATCTTCCAATAGAACCACAGCAGTTTGAAATATCTTTAGATCAACCAACCCAAAATTGGATTGAGAAAGAGAAACAAGACGAACTTGATCTTATTGAAGTCTCAAAAAAAATCAGTATTGATGATTTAAGAGTTTTACCCAAAGAAGAACTTTTAATAATTCAAGAAGCCATTGAGAATCATGAAGTTTTAAGCGACATCTCAAAGAAATTGAATAAGAGCAAAGCTTATCTTAGCATGATTTTAAAGAATGATCCTAATCAATCATCATATAAAAATGAAAAGTGGGATGAGTTTAGACTATGGCTTAAAGCTATCTTATTAGATGCTTTTCATCCTCAAACACCAGTTGAAAATTGTGATGAAAATGAGTTGAGAAAGATCATTGAATCACAAAGGAAGTCAATTAATAATCTTAGAGGTTCAGTCAATCAACATAAAAGGACAAAAGAGAATCTTGAGTTTAAACTGGTTAAAGTTAGCACTACATTAAATGAGAATAAAAAAACTTATGAACAAACTGAACGAGATTACAAAAAACAAATAAATGATCTCAATGTAAAAGTAGCAAGCCAAGAAAAAAGCCAAGATGATGACTCGACTATTTTAAAGCTCGAAGCATATCAAGCTGAGATTAAAAAGCTTCAAACTCAATTTGAGGGGCTGAAGAAGTATAATATAGAGAATTGTAAGACTATTGATGCAGATCAGATTAAGATTGAATCACTTGAGAAGCTTTGCTCTAAACAGGTCCGAGAAATTAGCAAGCTTAAACGAGATCTTCAAGATGCTTTATCACAATCTAAGAATGAAGCGATTATCAATGTATCTATGGACGAAGTAGAGAGATATAAGCGCATTATTGATATGATGTTGGATAAGCAATAAGTAATACATTGCGTAAAGAAGACAAATTAAGCGCCATCGTCCTTGATCAAAAACGACATAAGGAGTTGACAGTGAAGATTGACTATCAAATCAGAATGTTGGCAATACAATATCAACGTCTTGGCTTCACTTATGCTGAAATTGCAAAGACATTCAACAACGCTGGGTTAAAGACAAAAAACGAAAACAGGAAATATACAGCTTCTTCAGTGTCAAAGCTAATCAAAGGGAATAATCATGGGTAAGATTTACAGAGAGAACAGTGAAGCCAGTCTCATAGACTTCATGGGTAGTGATAAGCGAGTTGTTGACAGTGCAAGAGTCAGCTTTCTAAAAGATGATATCACAGAGACTAAGCTAACTGTAAAAGACAAGAAGCTCATTAAGTTTCTAGCAGCTCATGGACATTCTTCACCTTTTGAACATTGCACAGCTACATTTATCTTGATCGTTCCTATGTTTGTTCGTTCTCAAATCATGAGACATAGGACATTCTCATACAATGAAGTAAGCAGACGATACACTTCCGAGCTTATCAAGTTTTGGAAACCTAATGAGTTAAGGGGCCAAGCTAAAGATAATCTTCAATGCTCGGACGGTGTTATTGATTCAAGTGAAGCAGAAAGTATATTCAAACTAGCAACTGAGTTCAGCTATGCAAGCTATCAACAATTGATCGACCTTGGTTTATCGAGAGAGCTTGCTCGTGGTGTTCTTCCTCAAAGCACATATACAACTTTTTATATGACAGGCAATCTTCACAACTGGATTAAGTTTATCAAGCTTCGTGATCATGATCATGCTCAACCGGAGACTAGGGAGATAGCTCAACAGATCAAACAAGCTCTTGAAGTCTGCTTTCCAAATTCGATGCAAGCTTTTTTCAAGGATAGTGATGAGTAGATCAAGAGGCAGACCGACTTTACATGGCCTTAAAGTAATTACAGGCGAACGAATTAGAAAAACTCGAATTGCTATTGCTTCTGGTAGCTCAAGAAATCGAGTAGCTGAAGAAATCTTCAAAGTTAGTCCTCGAACCTTTAGACGCTATTTGGCGACTGATGAGCCAATCGCTAAGGCTTTAAAACGTGCAGTTGATGAGGGGGGAAAGCTGAAAGGCGAACCACTTGCAAAGCTTATTTGTATGCTTATAGATAAGCGAGATCAGCTTATTGAAAACAATAAAAACACTCAACATATAGACTTAAGATTAAAAAGAGCTTTAAGTGAAAATGAGGAACTTAAAGAATACCTTAATACTGACGGTCGTAAAAAAGTAAAAACTACGGACAATATATGAGCTATGAAAAGTTAAGAGAGTTTATCCTTGAGCTTCATAAAAAAGGCTTCTCTATTAATGAGATTCAAAAGGCCATCATTACGAATCACAATATGGTCTTATGTTTGGAAGATGTTCAAGGCTTGCTTGATGAAGCTTTAAGTGCTCAAAGCGTACAGAAACACGCACGCACGAGGGAAGAACAAGTTTTAAAAGCACTTTGTGAGATTAAGAAACGTCTTGTCCATACTGACTGTTCACCACTTCACCGAGAGAGTGAAGCTCTTTACAGAACACTATGGGCAACAATTGGAGAGCATTATGGCTGGGACAAAGAAGAAGACATCGAAGACACCGAAGACCAAGCGCAAGACTAGAGCAGAGATAGAGCGAGCAAAGAAGAAAGAGCTTGTTCTTGAAAACATCAGAGTGGGAATGTCAATTGATGCATCATGCTCTCAGGCAGGTGTTGGCCGTCGCACTCATTACGATTGGCTTGAGAAAGATGACGCTTATGAAGAGGAAGTCAATGCTGCCATAGGATTTAGTGAAGCGGTTATGTTGTCACGACTTGATAGATGTATTGATGACAAGATGGATTGGCGAGGTTGGGCTTGGAGACTATCCAAAAGATTCCCTGACAAGTATGGAGATCTCAAGACTCTTGATCTTAATGTTTCCAAACAGTCGGATGGCTCTCAAGAAGTGCTTAGCATGATGAAGCAACTTGAAGACCAGTTCCAAAATAAGGAAAGCCTAACTTCTTCAACAAGGGAGAACTTGGAAGAAAGCTAGGCTTTACTGACATGAATAGAATGACAAATTCTAATCAAGAGGAAGACTAAAACATATCATGAGTGAAATCAAACTAAATCCTTTACAGCTTGAAATCATGAGAAGCATAACACGCAAGGACAAAGTTATAGCTGCTCGGTGTGGTTGGGGTTCGGGCAAGACTTCAGCTCTTGTATTCTCCATCCTTTATCTCTCCAAGACTCGCCCTGGTACTTCATCGCTATTGGTCACAGATACGACTCCAAGATATAATTCAGTCTTGATGCCTGAAATGGAGAAGTGGCTGAGTCCTCTTGGTTGGACTTATAACCACACCATGAAACAATGGACTGATAAACACACAGGGAGTCAAGTATGGTGTCGCAGTTACTTTCGACCGGGAACAAGAGAAGCGACTCACAATCCTCTTGAGGGCTTGAACGTAACAAGCGGAGTCTGCTTGATTGATGAATGTCAGACCTTGACTCAAGAGGTAGCTCATAAAGCTCTAGGTCGTCTAAGAGCAGGACCAAGCCCAATCTTGATCTTAGTTGGCTTGCCTGTCGTTGATGCTTGGTGGGTCAACATGGCAGAGAATCAAGGACTCACACCTTTGTTTTTTAGTTCATATGTCAACCAAGACAATCTCGCTGATGAATGGTTTGAAGCTACCAAGATGCTCCCTCCCGACGAGCGAGAAGCGATGATCATGAATAAGCCAAAGCCTCCAACCGGCTTGATATATTCTGAGTTCACCGAGGCTAGCCATGTCGTCAAAGATTGGCAGTATAAAGAAACCATGACAGGTCGTATCGCCATCGATTGGGGCTTCAGGAAACCAAGTGTGTTAATCATTGCGTATGATGATGAGCTTCAAGCTTCGGTCATCTGTCATGAGATCAATCCAAAGGAAGTTACAACTCAACAGCTCACCACTTTAATACTTGCCATCGCTTGGCCAAGGTCATTAAAAGATCAAGCCCCTGGTCCTCGGATATGGTTAGATACTGGAGTGGCTGACAAGGCCGGCAAGGCAAGGAATGATCAAACAGGTCAAAGCGCTTTCCGAGTAATGAGACAATTACCACCGAGAGGACTTGGAGTTCCACTGAGACACACTACCGATCCAATCAAAGTTGATATACTCAATGGAGTCCAAAGACTTAAACGAGCTTTAAACTCTAAACGTTATCTAGTCACAAAAGAAGTTTGGGACAAGGGAGAGCGAGCAAGTGGAAACAGTATAAGGAAAGCTATTCTTTCTTATGCTTGGGATAACAAAGAGCAGCCCAAAAAGGATGGTCGAGAGGATCCGCTTGACGCTCTCCGATATGACTGCATAACATTCAATTGGAATGAAAGCGCGCTTGATAAACAATACAAGCCAAGAAGATCAGCAAGTGGTAAAAGTAGAAAAGTAAATGTCGGAGGCTCAAAGACAAGGAGTTTTTAATGGAGTTTATTGAAACTAAATTGGCCATCGTTCTTCTTGATCTTATAGGCTCAACTCAGTTTGTCCAATCGGTTGGCGCTATGAAGTCAGCTCAATGGCTTCAATACCATGATAGACTTGCTCGATCTTTAGTCTACCGTTTCAATGGTCGAGAGATAGATCGTTCTGATGGATTCCTCCTGAGCTTTGAGCGACCAATAGATGCGGTCAACTTCGCTCTTACTTATCAAGAGACAATCCCACCGAAGACAAGACTTGGTTGTCGTATTGGGATTCATTGGGGGAAGATAGTTGAAGTTAAGCAAGCTGAGATCTACACCATGACTGGAGCTAAGTCTGTCGAGCTTGAGGGAGTGGCCAAGAACATCTCAGCTCGGACAATGTCAATCTGTCAAGCCGGTCAAGTGCTGCTTACTCTTGAAGCCATGAAAGCTATCCAAGGACGAACTAATAGTTTCACACCAAGAGGAACTAGATATGCTTGTGTTGGTGAATACAGATTCAAAGGAGTCAAGGAGACTCAAATCATTTATGCCGTTGGTTCAACCATTGAATCCTTGCAACCTCCACCAAGTGGAAACAAAGTAAAGCGTATAGGTGGACCAGGTAAGATCAAGAGCAGAATAAGAGATCGAAAATTGAAAGAATGGATTGTTTGGTTCTTGGTTCGTTATTGCTTGATAATGATCTTTTATATGATCTCAACTCTTATTCCTATCGTGATCAATCCATATGCTCGGAGGATGAATGAGCTTGATGACTTGTTCCATTGGGTTGATTATATAGTTGACTTCATAGCTATGTTTTTAGGAGGTGTCTTTTGAACGCTGTTGAAGATAGGCAAGAGGCCAAAGAGTTTTCCAAAGATGTCAAGGCTCGTCGTGGTTGGTGGTTCTCTGTCATGTTCTTGGTCTTAATAGTTGTCCTGATCTTATTCCTGACTTATGTGAAGATCGTTGACGAGAACCGAGATGTCCTTGTTGGTATACTTGGTGTTATCACTGGATCCATATCTTCAATGGTTGCTATTGCCTCCGGTCGTGATCCCTCCGAAGTAGAAGAACTTAAAGACAAGTTGGCCTCAGCAAATGCAGACAGAGAAGCTTTGATCGCTAGACTTAGAGATGCACAAATTCAAATGCAACTTAAGACCGACCAACTCATGGAGCTTCAAGGAGCTGTTATTGACAAGCTTTCTTTGTTCAGTGGACAGAAACCAATTAAGACAAGATCAGTTGATCAAGTCATCCTTGATCCAAATGTTGAACAGTGGATTCCTAAAAAGTAGTTGATTTAAATTGATAATTGTCTTATTGATTTCTTACTCATATTTCAAATCACTGACATGACTTCCGATTTGAGAATTAAGTTTATTAGGTGCAGCTAATAAACTATTGAAAAGCTACTGATTGCCGTCGGTGGCTTTTCGTCATTTTGGGAATATGAAATAAAATAATTGAAGTTTTAAACTCACCAATTTATAAGAGATTTGCAGGTTCAAAAAACTGCAATCAGAAATAAAGGTCACTTACTAAGGCGGTGGCCTTTTTTTCTATGTAGAGAAAACACTTGATTTTATACTGAACAAGCTTTTATTGATAAATAGATGTTCAGTGTTTATATTGTTTGTAAGCACCAAAAAACCAAGGGGCGCTGATGAGCAAAGAAAAAACAAATGAACGCTCTGTAAAGCATATGAGAGCTCTTACACCACGCTTTGTCACCAAAGGCATAACAGGCACACAGTTAAGCGGTGGAGTTATAACGGGCAAAGAGCAAAACTCTCAACTCACTGGACTTAATTGGGTACAAGAAGCAGAAGAGATGGTAAGGACGGATCCAATCGTGAGACGCTCTTGGCATATGCTCCGACAAACTCTATTGAGTGCGACTTGGCGCTTTGAGCCAGGAATCGAGAATGATCCTGTAGCTGATGAGCTAGCTCGATTCGCTAATGAATGTTATGGCTTCGATGGCTTTGCAGGTCAGATGACAGTCTCTTGGGAAGATCAACTCGCTTACTTATTCGAGTTTGTTCCGTTGGGTTATCGTTACGCAGAAGAGATTTATCGAGTTGGACCGGATAGTCAAGGTCGAGTCAGAGTATGGCTTGATCATTATGCTGACAGAGAGCCAAGTGCTCACAACCGATGGTTATCAAGAGACAGTCAACATCTTGATGGAGTTCTTCAAAATACAGTTGGGACTACTTATGTTCCTGAGCCTATACCGGCTAACAAGCTTTTATTGTTGACGCTAAACAAGACAGGCTCGAACTTTGAGGGTGTTGGAATGTTGCGCCCTGTTTGGTGGTGGTGGCGAACTAAGCAACGTACATCAAATCTAATGTGTGTTGGTCTTGATCGTTGGGCGATACCGACTCCGAAAGTCTCTGTTGATCGTTCTCAAGCTGAAGCGATGGGCTTAAGTGATGGCGACATTGACGCGATGATTGATGATGCTGAAGCGCAAGCTCAAAGCTTCTTAGCCTCCGAGCAATCTTATCTTGTAGAGAATAGTGCTGTCAGCTTCTCATCTTATGAGACTTCCCCTTATCTATATTCCCAAGGTCCGATTGATATAGTTAAGCTATGTGATTCTCAAATTGCTTCTGCTTTCTTAACACAGTTCGCTGACTTGGGTAATACTGAAACTGGATCAAGATCAGTCGGTGAGATTCATCTATCTGTCTTCAGAAGATCAGCCATCAATCTTTGTGATGTTGTAGCTAATCAAGTCAGTGGAGTTGATAGGCGAGGCGGTGGAACGATCGGACGTTTAATCCGTTGGAACTATGGTCTTGTTGATCCCTCCAAACTTCCAAAGCTTACTCATACAGGTCTTGACACTGATGACTTAGCGGAATCGCTCGGCATGTTACCTGGTCTTGTTCAGTCGGGTCTACTCACTCCGGACGATGAACTTGAAAGAGCAATCAGAGAACGTCTTGGAGCAGGTGACTTGCCTGAAGATGCTCAACGCTCGGCACTTGAGAGAACAAGCTCAGTTAAAGGCGGTGGTGCCATGGCAGCACTCACAGAGCAATTGATCAAGCGGAGGCGAAAGAATGGCTAAGAAGAGAACACAAGCTCAGACTCCTGCGCCAAAAAAAGATCAAAAAACAGGTAGCTCCAAGAATCCCAAAGGTAGCGCAAGCGGTGCAAGAGGTGGAATCAAGATAAGTGACCAAGCAGTCAAGAGTCTTGAGAACATGAGAGACAAGCACAATGATCGCTATAATGCCAAATC